CACGATATACATCGATTGTGCCATTAAGTTTTCCGATTGCAGCCATTGTAGTAGCAGGATTGACATTTTGTGTATAGTTCACAAATTGGTGTCCAGCAGCCTGAAGTGCAGTTGCAATAGTTGGAGATACGATAACAAAGTTACCAGGTGCTCTCCGTGTACTAATTGCAATTTCGTTTGCTTGGTTGATAATCGCAGCAATGATACTCATATAACGTTCACCATTCCAACGACCGAAATCATCAGGAGTACCACTACCAGCACCAGTAACATCAATAGCAGGAATAATTTTACCACCAAGAGTTACATCAGTAGCAGTCTTTTTAAGAGCAGTTAAAAGTTCACGGTCAAGTTCAGCAGTAATTTCATACTGAAGTACATTTACCATTTCACGCTCAACATCGATACCATGCATAGCTTTAATGTCCTGAGCTGCCTCAAGAGAGAAAGATGCTGCAAGTTTACGTGTGAGTGCTTCGATTGCTTGTTGGTCGATACGAAGACCTAATTGTCTCCACTCTTGCTCTGGTGCTTCACAACCAGTTTCACCTGTATTAGGGTCCCACTGACCATTTGTACCTGGAGCACCAGGAGAAGGACAACTAGAACGTGAATTTGAAATCTGTTGTAATTCACCCGCAGATGTTAAATTACCACGACCATCTGTACCAGATACAGGAATTGCTACAGGATTACCATTCTCATCTTTACCCATGATAGTATGTTGACCAGACTGAGTACCTGGATGTCCAGAATAACCACCATACTCATGCACACTATCCCAAGCTGCTTCAGTTCCATCACCATTTTTGTTATAGGTAAAACGAAGAGCATATGAAAGACCTACAGGAGTAGACATAGCCTGTACACCAACTACTTTGTTAGCGAAAAGGTCAGGGAAAGTACGACGTTGAAGAGCAAGTGCTACAGGACGAAATCTCCAGTCACCACCTTGCCAATGTGAGGGTCCTCCATCACCAGGAACACCACTTCCGTGATTAGGTGATTGATATGCAAAGTCCATAGATGCAGTACTTGTTGCACCATCACTAGCAATATTTTCTCCAAGAAAAATCTGATTTCCATTGAAATCTTTGCGTTCTTGGTTTTCTAAGAGAGTCGCCAAGTTTTCTTTAACATATGGGTCCTCAATATTTTTGATACTCATGGGACCTTTTGCATTCTCCCACTTTTTCACTAATTGTTCTTTATAATTAGACATATAAGCCTCCTAAAAATACTTATTAATCATTTAGATATTTATTTGAAATATCAACCAAAGAAACTTCTTCAGTAAGTTTTTCTACTTGCTTTGGAGCTTTCTTAGGTTGGTCTACTACAGCACCCTCATTAACTACAGTTTTCTTAACTTTACGTTTAGTTTTAGTAGTTGTTTTAGGTGAATGCGATTCTTTAATAATAGATAAATAGTTATCTATATTATTTTCAACTTCTTCGAATTCTTTGTTTTTAAACATTTCGACAACTTTTTGTTTATCAGAACGTTTAAGTCCATTAGTTTTCTCAGAAATTAAAAGATACACAGCACTTTGTTCTAATTTAGTTTCAAGTTCGATACGTTTATCAATAGATTCAGATAATTCGGTTTTAATCTCTTTAAACTCATCTTCTAATTTCTCAATTTTATTTTGAGCACCAGATTCAAGTTTAATATGATTATTACTGAAAACTGAACGAATACCTTCAACAACAGGTTGTAACGTTTCATTAATAGCAACTTTTTCTAACATTTCATCAGAAATTTGTTCACTAATAACATGGTCGAGATATGAATCTAACTTAGTTACAATTTTTTGTTCAAGAAGTGATAATTTTTTATCATAACTTTCAACTAATTTTGCTTTAGCAACAGTTAACTTTTTACTCACTGCTTTTTTGACATAACTTTCTGCTAATTTCTCATACTTTAATTTCAACTCTTCTTCTTTGAGTTGAATAAGGTCTGAAAGATTAGCTTGGGTTTTCTCTTCAATCATACTTTCTACAGCACTTTCAAAGATAGCCAAATCTTCTGGAGTTAATAGTTCCCTGATTTTTGTGGTAATATTCTTTGGCATAAGAAATTCCTCCTAAATCGTATACTTACAAAGTATTTATATTAATTTCCAAATAAGAGGAAAAATCAATTTAAATAACTCCGTAATTTTCATTATTATTTACTCGTAATCACAATATTCTTACATACTTAAAAGTATTTATATATTTTTTTATTTAAATGAATTTAAAAATGAATTTAAATACTCTAAAGTTGCGTTAGAAAATTCCTTACGATTATATTTATACTGGCGAGCTGCTTTATCCATATCCGATTTTAATTGTTGAACAGCACTTTCAACAATATCACCAGTACTAGATATGATAAATTCTTTATTCTCTAAAACACCTTCAACGAAAGCTGTAGGTGCTGAAGGGTCAGCAACAATATCTACGGTAATCAGTTTATAGTCATCTTTAACTTGGTTCCCATCAAGAGTACCAACACCACGAGTAGACATTCCTAATTGTACGTTATCATCAATAAGCACTTTAGCAATTTTACCCATAGGTGTATCTAAAAGTTTAGCGACACCATATCCAACATTACCATCCATAGCGAGTTCGGTAATAATATGCGAAATTCTATCCAAATTAATAGTAGGCTCTGGTGGATGGTCTAACTCACCCATCGACCTACGAGTTTTAATTTTGGTTTCATTGAAATCTTCAACTTCACGCTGAAGAGTTTCTTGCATATATTTCCGACCATTTCTATTCGTTACACCAGCTTCTAAAAAAGGACCTTTAAGGAAATAATTTTTACCTTTAATTTGTCCATCTTCTTCAGAAGTTTCTGTAATCATTTCGATATCATTAAATGATACGAATTCTCTAAGAAGTTTCATTATAATACCCCTACTTATTGATTATTTCGGACATATTAGAATTAAGAACATCAATAACTTCTTTTTTCTTATCTTCAATTTTACCGATTATTTTTTCAGCAGCACGTTTTTCTGTATATTTATTTAGTTCTGTCCAATTACTATCCAAAACTAATTTAATTATAGAATCCATAAAAATTCTCCTATCATAGTATTACTCATATTATTATTTATATATATTATTCACCAGCATCGAATTCGCCTGTTTCTCCTTCAGCAGCACCGAACTCTTCACCGCCACCTTCTTCTCCACCGAACTCTTCACCACCGCCGCCAAATTCACCAGCACCACCGCCACCGAATTCACCGCCTCCACCAAATTCGCCACCACCTTCTTCTCCGCCAAATTCACCTTCTTCGTTTCCTTCTTCACCGAAACCGACATCATGCATTGCTAATCTAGCAGCTTCTTTTTCTTTATCTAATAGATTTTTATTTTTATCATATTCATCATCAGACATAAGAAACCAATTTTTAAGGACAAATTCCATAGAGAACGGAGCATTATCATTTTCTTCTGGTTTATAGATATATGTTTCTATCGCACCAAGAATACCAAATCTAGCTTCAAGAATCTCTAATTCTTTATATTGTTTCCATAAATTAGTTTGTGTGAATTGTATTCTAAATAATTTTTCATCGATATATTTATCTTCAAATCCCTGTAATCTTAATTGGATAATAAATGTATCTAAAAATAATGACGCAAATCTCTTTTGTAATCTATTAACAAAACTAGAGAACTTTATTTCTTCTCTTGTTATTTCACCACTTTTTCCTGAAGTGTATACATCAGAAGCATCATCAGAAGGTTACAGATGTACCGTTACCATCAGAATCTTTAGCAAACCAAAAATCTTCAGTCATAGCCTGGAAATTCCTTGACGAATCCATAGCACCTGTTGATGGGTCGTAATAAACATTCTTACGGTATCTTTGAACTAAACCCTGTATATATTGTTCTGCTCTTCCTTTTGGCATTTTACCAACACCAACGTTCCAAATACGTCTCTCTGGTGCACGAACAATACGATACACAACAACAGCATCTTCTAAATATTTTAATTGGTTATAAATACGTATATTAGATTCTAAAAATCCACGAACATCTAATTTATTCCTACCAGTAATACCATAGTGAATATATACAACCTGGTCTTTATCAAATCTAACTTCTTGATTTTCCGATGCAGT